AGCCGCCACCGTGAACGCTTGGCTCATCTCCAACCATTCACACACACACATCACGAATAAGCCGACAAACCCCGCAATCCCCGCCTCAATCAACACGCGGGAAACCGCCAGCCTCTGCTTAGCGTCCAGTGCACGCATGACGTAACTCAGCGTCCCCGTGGCCATCGCTAAGCCCACATAAAACGCCTCCTTCCACCAGGCAGGCAGCAGCGAGGGATCAACCACGGCGGCCCTTGCTCTTCAAAGCGGCACGCTGTTTCTCCGCTTCGGCACGCCAATCACCGCCTTCGAACAATGCACGTTCGGCGGCACGTCTGATGATCAAACCAGACTGCACACGACCGCCCGCCCATTTCCACACATGAAATTGCTCCAACGCGCCAGCCACATCACCGGCGTTGAGTTTGCGTAACAGCGTCGAACGATGAAACGCCCCCGCACCAATGTTGAAGCTCAGCGATACCAACGCATCAAACTGCTGTTGCTTGAGTGGCACACGCACATAACGCCGCACCGCCGGTTCAAACTCTTTGGCTAAGCGTGCACGTAACATCGCATCCGCTTCCTGCTCATTGGCAAGACACATATCAGGCACAACGTGCTTGCCCGTCTCGCCGTAGCCAATCGTCAATACTCCCCCAGGACACGTGTACGGGTTCAACTTGCAACCCTCAAAAAACTTGATGAGTGCAATGCCTTCTTCGCCAATGGTCTGCATGGGGGGGACTCCAGAACGCAAAAAACCGCCCGAAGGCGGTCGCTGGCTTTGAATAAAAAAAAAGCCCTGCTGAGGTGGGCAGGGCGCGAGTAAATCATTCGATGAGGGCATCGCACCACTCAGGCGCGTACAGTAGGGGAAAAAGTGTTGCAGTATCAATGCAACACTACGCGACGACTCAGGGGAGTTGCATCGCTACAGATACTTATTGGTTGAGTGGATGCTCGGCGATGAACTGACGCAAGGCCGCATTCACACGAGTTTGCCAACCCTTGCCTGTGGCCTTGAAGGCTTCCAGCAGATCAGCATCCAGGCGAATGGCAGTGAACACCTTGGTTTGGTCTGCCTTCGGGCGACCTCGGGGGCGCTTCATGGCGACCAAGGCAGTGTATATCTCAGGGGAGAATGCTTCACAGGCAAGCTTGGCCCCCTTATGCCATTGGCTATCGAGTTCACGCGCATCTACATCAGCGGCGATGCCCGCATTAATTACCTCTGTTTCGTCGTGAGTGGGGATCATCGTCCCCTGTTTAAGTGTCGGCATAGCTTTTCACCTCTCTTGAGTTGGCCTTACGCAGACTGATGACCCGTACAGCATCACCACGAAGGCAAAACACCATCACATGCAGACGGTTGCCGATATACCCCTTTGCTTCAAAACGGGGTTCTGCATACTGTTTACGTGTGTCTTCACGAACCACGGCGGTTTCCCACTCAAAACCATCGGCATCAGCGAGCGACAATCCATGCTTGTCAAGATTGCTTTCGCTTTTAGCAGAATCAAATTCGTAGTTCATTTAAATTATTGTATAAATAATAAATCGACGTTACCAAGCTTTTTATATAAACAGTTAAGTTAATTTAACTAACGCTGCACCTAACAACTCATCTCGGGAAAGCCCCTGACTCATACGTTCAATGGTTGCCTTTGCAACATCATACAAATGCCAGGATGGAAAGTGAGGGTAAGTACACCGTTAGCCATCACGCCACATTTCTGTGCAACGCCTCTTGCAACTGCGTCGCCGCCTGTCGTTCCGCAACACCCATCCGCTCCAACAGCCACTCGTACACGCCACACCATGCTCTGCGGTAGGTGGATTCATCCCGGCCAATCGCAGCGGCGCGCTTGCAATCACTGACGGGAACCGCACCACTCCCCCCGCACGCCGTGCACACCTTCACCAACGCCCCTACACGCCGTTCCCCCCGGCCATGACAGCAGGGGCACGGGTGCGGCTTGGACAGCTCATCCACAACCGCCGCAACCAGTGCCGGTAACATCTCCAACGTCGCCTGCGGCCACAGGTGGGCTTTGACCTTGTCCAGCTGTTCCTCCGCACGCCTCAGCGCAGCCTGCTGTGCGCTTGTCGTCGCTCGGGTCCACCCCATGCACGCTTTGACAATACCCACATCGGTACGCGCTTCCAGTAGGCGCTGCTGCTGCCGTCGAATCTCCGGCACCACCAAGGCCACCGCCGCATCGCGCAAGGGGCTACGGCGCAACGCTGCGCCATCCGGCCACCAGCACGCTTCCAGTACCTCACGCCCCAAGCCCGCAGGCACCAGCCCCAAGGCATGGGCAATGTCTTGCGCTGTCAACTCAGGCACTCCACCAGGCAGTGTGTCGTAGCGGATCGTGCTCGGGTTCAAACGCGCCAGTAAACGACGGGGGTTCATCATGGCCAATGTCCTGTTGTTTTCATGCAATCAATGCCGGTCATCCTGACCACCACCTCTCTACCCGTGCGCCTGTCATCCTCAACCCGCGGATGGGATACAAAACGCCGGTCATCAATGCCCAGCGCATCGGCAATGCCATCCCGGTACGGCTTAAACCGCGCCAGCATGTTGTCATCGTCAGGCAGACAGCGTGTGGGCGGATAGAAGCTAATCCATAGATCCAGGCGTCCCTCAGCAGGCAGCGACAGGCCACCCCATCCGGCACGCCGTGCCATGATCTCGGCGTAGCCTCTGGCCTGTTTTACGGCTTTGCTGCGTCGTGTCCAATGCACCCGTGCGTTCGGTGACAGGTCCTTGGACGGCCACGGCAATGTTAAAGATTGCATCTGGTTCACCCCTGCCATACCGCAGGCAGCAATAGGCATCGCCTTGCTCATATCACCCCCGATTCAATCAGCTCATGCGCCTGATTCCGGCTGAGGTGGAACTCGGCCATGAGCTTTTCCTCACGGGCGGCCAGCTCAGGGTGATGAAACATGCTGCTAATTTCCTCCAGCGCGGCGTGAGCCACCTCAGGGGAGGCCGGTTGGGGCGCGGCGGACTGTTGCGCCTCAATCAGGGCGACAGGCACCTCTGGCAGGACGCCGCCACGCATCACAAAATCTCGCGCTTGCTCGTAGGCCTCACGCAGCATCCGATCCGATTCAGCACGGCTGGACTGGCAATAGTTCCATGGGTCGATGAACTCCCAGCATTTGGCTACAAACGGCGTATTGCGTTGCGTGCTGCCTGCGGTGAAGTGACTCCGTACCGCCGCCAGGGATGGCACGCCTAAACACATGCTACGGAACCGTGGCGCACTGGGCGGAAACTCGCCGCCTTCAGCAATGCACGCCGCCAATCCGTCCGCAAATTGAGACGCCTCCAGCCCAACCAGCACCTTCTGCCAGGTTTCACCGTCCACGGTCAGCGTGCCATCTTCTCTCTGTGCCGACTCCCCATGAGCGCTCACCCAGGTATTGCCATACAGGGCAATCATGCGTTCCCACAAGCGGCGCAGCCAGGGGAACGGGATCACCGTGGCTTGCGCAAGGGAAGCGGTGTTACTGGAGCGATCCGTCACACAGGTCAAAGGGTCTATGGAAGACGCGGGATCGTTCTGCGGGAGACAGTCGCATAGGTCTTGAATTGTATTCATGGCGTTGATATCCGTGCTTCATGGAGCTGGTTTTGTCTTCGGCAGCGCGGCGAATCCAGTTACGCCAGGTGGCCTCCCAATCCTGTTTGCGCCCCTTGGCTCCGGCCACGCTGCGCCAGTAATCGCGGAATTTCTCGGCTTCGTAGCGTCCATCCACACCCTGCTGGGTGGCGTACAACACATCAACCTCACTGGGTGCCCAGTCATCGGGCAGGCGTGAGCCGTGAGGCGAGCGCTTGGGTTTTCCGGTGCAGCCGGTGGCGTTGCCGTCCTCGGCGAATACCAAACTCTCTTCCGAACGCAGTGAGGAAGAGATAATGGGGTCTGGTGTCTGGGGTCTGGTGGGCTTTTGATTGGGTTCTATCTGGGTTTCATTTGGGTTTGTGTTGGCTTTTGATTGGGTTTCATTTGGGTTATCTAAATCAAAGTCAGCGGGTTTCTGTTGGGTTTGTGTCTGGCTGTCATGATGAGCAGAATTTCTAGGTCGCCCTCCTTTTTTGCCGTTCTCCTGCTGTGCTGCTGCCTTTGCATGAAAGCGAGCGATTTCCTCATCACATCGCTTGTTATGCCAGCCGTCGTCTTGCAATAAGAAGAATTCATCAAGCACCACATCAACCGCGCTCTTCTCTTTTTTGCTATAGGCACGTGCGATGCGGTGCGCCTTGTTAGCCGGTATCGGTTGTTCTGTGGCGTAGTAGCGATCTAACAGCAGGCAGTAAATGCCGTGTTCGAGCACCGAGAGGTACCCCGTGTCACGGGCGTAATCGCCAATGTGGCGTTCGTAATAATTCATGCAGCCTCCCTCAGACACGCGATGACGTCTGGATTCCACAAAAGTTGATAACTGCTGTGCCCGTTGCGCGAGTACGGAATGGCTTCACCCCACACGCGACCGGCTTCGGTTAATTCCCATTCGTCACGTTCATTACGGAACTGAAAGCCTCTGGAGGCTAATAACTGGTTCACCGCCTTGGCCGAGCAATGCAGCCGCTTGCCTAGTTGCGTGGCGTTGAGCAGGCAAAGCGGTTCCTGTAACGCAGGCAATGCACGGCGTATCTCTTCGGTCGTTAAATTCGTATTGCTTTTGATGCAGGCCAAGGTCGCGGCGGCAGCAATTCCTGGTTTCACGCCAGGCACTGTAGAAATGTATTGGCCGATTAACAGGAGTGCGGCAATGCGATCCTGGCTACATAGAGGGCACCATCCGTTACGACAAGTTCACCGGCAATGATGGGCAGGAGCGTTATGTCACTGAGATTATTGCTGATCAAATGCAAATGCTCGGCGGTCGTGATGAAGGATCCAGCGGTATCACGCCACAGCGGCGACCGGCAAAGGCACGCAACAACGATAAAGCCTATGCGTATGCAGGCGACGACTTCCACGATGACGACCCACCGTTTTAGCCGAGCAGGGATCAGACAATGGTTAATGTGCAAGCAAGACAACTACGAGACATGCCCCCAGCCGCTGGGTTATGTCTTTCCAGAACTGAGGTTGCCGAGCTATGCGGTACCCCGCAACGCGCTCGCCAAGCTGCGTTTCTTAGGAAGAACGGCATTAGGCACTATCTGGATGCGCATGACTGGCCGGTCGTGCTGCGTGCTGCGATTGACGCGATGCCGCCTTCTCCGATGGTCCCGCCTGTGTGGAAGTCTAATAAGGTCGCTTGATGGGACGTAAACCAACCAAAACAGGCGCAATTCCGAGGTTTCGCGTGCGCCCTCAGAAGTCCGGCGTGGTGTATTACTACTACGATCATGGCGGCAAGCCACGCAAAGAGACGCCACTAGGACGCGACTACGGGTTAGCCATCAAGCGGTGGGCTGAGCTGGAACATGCGCAGATCACTCCTGCGAGTGCGGTCACGTTCCGCCATGTGGCCGAGCGTTACCGCGCTGAGGTGATCCCGACAAAGGCGTATAACACCCAGCGCGTGGAGCATCGTTGTTTGGCTCCACTGCTGAAGTTTTTTGATGACCCACCGGCGCCGTTTGAGGCCATTAAACCGATGAATATCCGTCAGTATTTGGACTGGCGCACCTCTAAGGTGATCGCCAATCGTGAGGTGTCCGTGTTTTCACATCTTTGGAATTGGGCGCGGAGTAAGGGAATCACTGATCTTCCTAACCCTTGCGGGGGCATCCGTCGTAATAAGGCGACAGGCCGCGATGTATATGTAGACGATACAACGTACCGCGCTGTGTACCAGGCAGCGGACCGAACGCTCAAAGATGCGATGGACCTTGCCTATCTGACGGGGCAGCGTGTGGCTGATGTGATCGCGATGGATGAGCGCCATATTGTTAATGGCGCTTTGGAGATTTGCCAAGCTAAAACAGGGGCCAAATTGGCGATTACGATTACGGGCGAATTGGCAGTTTTAATAAAGCGTATTTTTGATCGCAAGCGGGGGCTGAAGCTGCGTAGCACACGTTTGATTGTGGATGCGAAAGGCTTGGAGCTAAGTCGTATAGGATTGCGTTACAGGTTTGATAGGGCACGCGTTGCCGCAGGGATCGCCAAGCAGGCATTCCAATTCCGCGATCTACGCGCCAAAGCAGCGACCGACAAGGCAGATTTGGCGGGGGACATCCGTCAAGCACAAGCGCAATTGGGGCATGCGTCGGTGACGATGACGGAACACTATGTACACAAGCGCAAAGGGGCGAAGGTCACGCCGACGCGGTGA